GATTCTATCCACTATCTCTGGTGAAAATATAATTCTTGGCGAAATATCTTCTACTGGTAACTCAAGTTTTGCTGGCAACATAACAATGTCCTCTAGTGATGGTGGTAGCTCTGCCGCACCAGAATTAGATTTATACAGAATCAGTGCATCACCAGCAGCCTCAGATTATCTTGGTCAGATTAAATTTAGTGGTGAAAGTGCTGACGATAGCAAAGAGGTTTATGCAAAAATTACAGGAAAGATCGGTGATCCAACTTCTGGATCTGAAGATGGAATTATTGAAATTGCACATAGAAAAGCAGGGTCAAATAATATCTCTGCAAGATTTACAAGCACAGATTTAAAATTAATAAACGGAACAGGACTTGAAGTAGCTGGTAATATTTCCTGCGATGGAACGATTGATGGGCGTGATGTTGCTAGTGATGGTACAAAATTAGACGGAATTGAGAGTGGAGCCACCGCAGATCAAACTAAATCGGATATAGATGCTCTTGGTATTGCAGCTTCTACCGCAGCGACATTAGCTACAGCAAGGAATATTGGTGGAGTTAGTTTTAATGGATCAGCTAATATAAATCTCCCAGGTGTTAATACCTCTGGTAATCAAGACACATCAGGAACAGCAGCGATAGCAACTACAGTGACAGTTGCAGATGAATCGTCAGATACTTCATGTAATGTCTTATTTACAACTGCTGCGACAGGTAATCTCGCACCAAAATCAGGAACTAATCTAACTTTTAACTCTTCATCAGGAGTTCTAACAGCTACAGGGTTTGCTGGTGCATTAACAGGAAACGTAACTGGTAATGCTTCTGGATCGTCAGGATCTTGCACTGGTAACGCTGCTACGGCTACAGCTTTAGAAACCGCAAGAACTATTGCAGGAGTTAGCTTTGATGGAACAGAAAATATTTCTTTAAATAATTCAAATATCACAAACGGTGCTGGCTATATAACAGCAACTCTAACTAATGAACAAGTCCAAGATATTGTTGGAGGTATGCTTACTGGCAATACTGAGACAGGTATAACAGTAACGTACCAAGATGGCGATGGTACAATAGATTTTGTTGTTGGCACGTTAAACCAAGACACTACAGGAAATGCAGCAACAGCAACAGCCCTTGAAACTGCACGAAATATCGGTGGAGTATCGTTTGATGGAACAGCAAACATAAATCTTCCTGGTGTAAACACTTCTGGAAGCCAAGATACCTCTGGCAATGCTGCTACAGCAACGAAACTAGCTACAGCCAGAACCATTGCAGGAGTCAGCTTTGACGGTTCAGCAAATATATCTTTAAACAACAACGCAATCACAAACGGTGCTGGCTACTTAACATCTGTAGGGACATCAAATATTGCTGATGATGCAGTAACCACTGCAAAAATTGCAGATGACGCAATTACTGGAGCTAAAGTTGCAGATGACGCTATAGGCACTGTTCATATAGCTGCTCAATCTATTGGAGAAACTGAAATGGCTCCAAATGCTGTAGCTACATCTAAAATAGCTGATGATGCTGTTACTTATGCAAAAATTCAAAATGTATCAGCAACAAACAGAATTTTAGGTAGAGATTCTAGTGGTGCAGGAGCAATAGAAGAAATTACCCCAGCAAATGTTCGCACTATGCTAGGTCTTGCTTCTTCAGCTACAACAGACACAACCAACGCATCAAACATTAGCTCTGGAACTTTAGCTGCTGCAAGAGTCGCAACACTGAATCAGGACACCACAGGAAATGCTGCAACTGCAACGGCTTTGGAAACTGCTAGAACTATCGCAGGGGTTAGTTTTGATGGGTCAGCAAACATATCTCTGAATAATAATGCGATAACAAATGGTGCTGGATATATCACTTCTGCTGATGGTGGAAATGCAGCGACCTTAGACAGTTTAGATTCAACTCAATTTGCAAGATCAGATGCTGATGATACATTAAGTGGAATTATAACTTTATCAAGTTCAAGTAGAGATTGTTTAAACTTTAGTGCAAATACTTCAACTGATGAAAGAGGAATTGCTTTCAATGGAAGAATAGCTTTATCAGCAGACTATAATGACGGCTATTTAAGACTTAACCAAGCACAAGAATTTGGTAATGGAGTTTTTACTCCTTTAGTTATGAGAGCAGATGGTGGCTTTAATGTAGATGGTACAGAGGTAATAAATGGCTCTGCACAAGTTGTAGCAGCAAGAATAACTGGAGCTTTACCAGCTATTGATGGTTCAGCATTAACAGGAATATCGGCTGGTGCTACAGGTGGTGGATCTGACCAAGTATTTTATGAAAATGACCAAACTGTGACTACGGACTATACTATAACTAACGGCAAAAATGCTATGGTTGCTGGTCCCCTTACAATTAACAGTGGTGTCACTGTTACTGTAGGATCAGGAGAAAATCTTGTTATCGTCTAATTATGAAAACTATTATTGAAAAACAAATTCTTGAATGGAGAGAAGAATTAAAAGCTCACAAAGAAAGATTAGACCAAGCAAAAGTTGTTGTTGAACAAGAAAATAGATTTATTGCAATGATTGAGGGCGGGATACAGGCACAGGAGATGTTGTTGAAAAAGATCGAGTCAGCAGACCAGCCAACAGGTATAGTGGAGCTAAACCAAGAATCAGAAAAAGCACCATCAAAGAAATAGGTGCTAAAGCCTTAATTAATGCTTCTTTTATCATGTTTCAAAAAATAGCTAATGTTTTGAGTATTATCTCATTTGTAATGGTAGCCTCGATGAGTGGTGGAGCGTACTTTGGTTACAAGTATGTAACTTCAGAACAGTTCAAATCAAGAGTAATGAATGAGATTCTTGGTAATGTGCAAGGGATGATGCCTAAATTATTAGATCAAGGCTTGCCTAAAATGACAGGCCCATCTATGCCTATTATCAAATGAATTGCTGGCACTGTAATACTGAACTTATCTGGGGTGCTGATGCAGATATAGAAGAGGATTTTCAACCTGTTTTGTATCAAGAGTATTCAATGGTAAGCAACTTTTCTTGTCCTAAATGTGATTCGTATGTAGAGGTCTATAAACGAAGAGATGCCTACGATTGAAATACCTCAAATTGATATAAATAAAATTGAGATAAATAAAATCCCAATATGGAAAACTAACGCACCAATACAAATAAATATAAGTAAACCTATAGTTGATATTCCTGGTTGCGTAAGAGTACATAGAAATAACCTAACAAGTCTCATTGATAGTGATAAAGATGAATATGGTACATATACAGAGTGCGGTAACTTCAGTATTCCTAGCTTTGAACCTTTACAGTACAACCCCAATGAATTTGTATATACACAATCAGAAGCCCCCACAAATCAGGAGCAAGAGTTTGTAGAACCTACAACAAAAGATATTAAATACGAGCCAAAGAAAGATAAAGATGATCCGCTTTTTGTTGCTTGCCCTGGCAAAAAAGATCAAAGAGTTGGAGATTATCGTAACGAATTTAAACTGGAACGTGTCATTGGACATGAAAGAAGCGAAGATGGTAGTGAATGTATAACTCTCTATGAAGACGTTAAATTCATCGAGCAATACATACCGAATCCTCCACAGCTTGTTAGTACTGCTGCTATTGCTACTGTTGCTGCCACTACTCCATTACTTCTTAACGTTGTCAAACCCTTAGTAAAAAATCTTATAAAAAAGCTTACAAAGAAGAAAAAAGATGTAGAATGATATTGTAAACAAAGGAGACTAAGCGAACCTCTTGGCGTTGAGTCAATATCGGTTTAATTGCTTTATCAATTATACCTTTGTTTTTCTTAGACAAGTGAAAACCCGTAGCTTGTCTATTTAAATTTATGAGTATGTGGGATAACTTGATTTGGTGGCGGTGAAACCATAACTCCTTCGCATAATTTTGCAAACTTACTTTTAGGATCAAAATATATACCAGCCAATTTTAACTCTCCGCAATTTTTTAATCTGGCTATTTCATAGTTGAGCATTTTTGCATTTAGTTCTTGCTTCTGTAAATTTATCTGTGTATTAGCTGCATCTAAACAAGAATCTTGAAATCTATTGTCTAATGG